TTTGTACATATAATTAATTAATAATAATAAATTAATATTATAATATATAATCAAAGTCTTAAATTAAAATAGTTTAAGAATATAAGTAATTATTAAATTACATATGGATATCGAAAATTGCGATATTATTAAAATAGATTATAACATATTTTTACAGAAAAAAAAAAATTATATATATAATGATATTATTTACGATAATTTACAAAAAAAAAAGAAAGAATTAATTCAAAATTATTCATGTTTTAATGAAAAATATGATTCAAAATTTTTATGGGAAAAAAAGAAAATGAAAAAACATTTTTATAATAAACCACACGATAAATATAATAATTATTATAAAAACAATAGTTATAATAGTGGTAGTAATATTAATACAATTAGTCAAGATAAAAAAGTTTATACTTTTACAACAAATAAATTTAATACAAATAAAGAAAAAAAATTATTTATATCTTTATTAAATAAACTATCAGAATCAAATAAAGATACAATTTATAATAATATAACAGATATTATAACTAATTATAATTATATTGAAGAATTATTAGATATTATATATATATATATTGGTAAAAATAATGATAAATTATATAGTAAAATAATTAGTGATATAAAAAATATAAACGATGACATATTCTATCAAAATATGTATAAACTAAATTATCATTTAGATAAGCAATACCAGGACATTAATATTATGTTAGACGAAAATTACGATACATATTGTGACTATAAAAAATATAAATTAAAATTCCAAAATATATTTGAAATGTTAATAGATTTATCAAATGACGATACAAAAATTCACGATTTTTTAGAAAAAATAAATACAGATATATATAATATAATACATAATGAAAAAGAAGTTAAAAGTTACATAATAAATTATTATCTTGATTTATTATTTGTATTAAGTAAAAAATACAAAATAGAAAAAATAGATATTGATTTTACTAAATATGATAAATCAACAAAATTTATTATTGACAAATTTAATTTTTAAAACTTTTTTTTCCTAAGTAATAATAGATATATTAATTAATAATGCAATCTATATTAACTCCTGGATATATTGCTAATTTTGTTGTAAATTTATTTATTTTCATTTTATTATTATCGGTATATACTTATATCGAAAAATTAGAAAAAATAGGTAACTGCGATTGTGCATTAAATTATCCGCATATTGGTTTTATAAAATCGTTTAGTATATTTGCTTTAGTATTTATACTATTTGTTATGTTTATTCCTCCCGGTACCTTATTGGCTGATTTATTCGGTAAAGAAATAACATCTGTATATTTATTCGTAATAACAATATTTTATATTGTTTTTGCTATTTATTTATACATGACTATGAGCTATACTAGAATGTTAATAACCAAAAAATGCGAATGCTCTCAAGATATCAGAAGAGAATTAATATTTGCTGGATCTACTATTGAAATGATTTTAGTAGTTTTAATGATATTAACATTATTTGTATTCCCATTTATACTATCTGGATTAACTATCTTTTTTAAAAATATTAAAAATGCATCAAAAGAAATTGAATCTAATTTAAAAAATCCAGTAAAAGGTGTAAAAACTATACCATCTCAATTATCTAAAGCTTCGAAACAAGTTAAATCAATAGTAAAAACTACCTCTAAAGGTGTTAAATCTTTAAGCAAACGAGGTTAAATATTTAAAGTTCTATCATTACCCCCTTTTTTTTTTCTAGTTTTTGTTATTCTTAAATCTGCTTCATCCTCCATAATAGATGTAATTTCCTCATCACTAATTGATAATGTTTCAATATTATTGTTGTTTCTATTTACAGTAATATTTTTATGAACATTGTCAATAATTGAATCTATTTCACTTATAGAGTCACTATCACTGTCTCTACTTTTATAATTAGGTTTCATATTATTTCTCATTGACCCATTGCTTATATTGTTAAATAAACCACTAACCATTCCTAAAATACCCGGACCTCCATTATTACCAGAATTGGTATTTGAAAAATTGTTTACATTTCTATTATTACCACCACCATTTTGAGGTAATATATATTCTTTTGCGGCGGCCTGTTGAAATTGTTTCATTAAATCAGGATTAGATTTTAGAACATTTTCGACATCCGGTAATTTTTGCTCTTTAAACATTCTATTTGTTAAATGAAACATAAATGCGCTACCTGATAAACTAATAAATAATCTTAATTCAGGAGGCATTTTTTTACCAGTACTTTTATATTTTTCATGCAATTCTTCAAATATATCATCATAATCTGTTATATTATCGTGAACCTGGTCTGACCATCCATCCAGTTGAATAGAAAAAGGGTCATATCTATTATTTAAATATTCCGAACCAGTAACAAATGCCATTAACATTTTTCTAGAAAATCTAACACTATTGTCTAGTTCTTTTTCTTTTAATAATTTATTATATTCTAATTTCATTTCTTCTAAATCTGAGTTTAAATTAAATTTAAAAGGTATTTTATATCCGCGTTGCTCTAATCTGTCTAATTGATATATAATTTCTTTTTTTTCTCTTGTACTATTATGTGAGCTTTTTTTAACAACACTTTTTTTAGAAACATCAGATTCGCTTTCATATGAATTAGCACTGCCTGCACTACTTGAAGAATCACTTCCACTTATACTTTCACCACTTTCACTACTTGTATCACTTTTAGCTTTTTTTTTCTTAATTTTTCTAGAAGAAGCGACTGAAGCACTTCCTTCAGAAGATGTATCACTTACGGAAGAAACTGAACTTGCACTAGAAGCAGATGATGAAGATATTATATCATCGCTTATTTTTTTTTTATTAAATATCATATCATCACCTGCTCTTAAACTGGAAGTATTAGGATTGTTAAAATGTTTTATATTATTTGCGCTTCCTCTATTTAAATTAAAAATATCATCTCTTGAATTATTTTCAAAACTCATAATATATATTATATAAATTTAATATGTTTAAATAAAAATACGCAAATTATATAAAATTATATGTTATTAATATATTTAAATTATAAGTAATGAACGTTACTTACTTTAATTTTGAATATAACAACGATAAATCTGAAGTAGTATCTATTAATATTCCTAATGGTTTAGGTAAAATACTATTTAATATTGCGTCTGCTTATACATATTCTATTAATAATAATAAAAAATTAGTATTCGAAAAAACTAAAAATAATGTTAACAAAAAACTATTTACAACTTTTTTTAGTAATAAATTAAATTTTACTGATATTGATAATATAAAATTTAAAAAAATAGAAAATAATAATTGTATTATTGAAAAAGATGAAAACAATAATATATTTTTAAGTGGTTTATATAATTCATTTATTTATTTTAATAGTGTAGATAATTCAACAAGAAATTTTTTAAGACATTTAGTTTATTCAAATGAAAATTATATGTATTCGACATATGACATTTATAATTCAATTAAATCTTATTTTACTAAAATTAATAATAAAGAGTGTTTAGATGACGATTTAGTTTCTTTACATATTAATGTTAAAGATGATGTTAATATTCCATATTATAACAGAGCCTTAGATTTAACTGACAAAACTAATGTAGTAATATTTTCCAATAATATAGAATGGTGTAAAAAAAATAAACATAGATTTAATTATAATAATAAAACATTATACTTTATTGATATTAATATTATTGAAATTGAATTTATTTTATTAACAATGATTAAACATAATATTATTTCAAATTCGCATTTTAGTTTAATGGCATCTTATATAAGTTATTTTGATGATAAAAAAACTATAATAGCACCAACATCAACAGTTTCTTTCCACGAAGATATTACAACTGTTATTTAATATGTATCCAGTAAAATTTTATTTTTTTAGAGAATATTATGATATAATATCTTGTTTTAATATTATTAAATAATATAATCATATTGTCTTTTTTATACCCTTTTATATCAAAATTATAGTCTGTTATATCAGATATTATTTCTTTTAATTTTATAATTTGGTTAATATCAATTTTAAACCAATTATTATAACATTCATTTAACAATTTTATATTATTGTTACAAAATTGTTTATTATATTCATAACATATTGTATTTTCAGATACTAAACTTTTATTAAAGTTAGTATAATTCATATTAATATTTATAATTAATATTTAAAATCATTTTTTATAAATTAAATAACTTATTAAAAGTTACATTATATATTACATCAATTATGTTACCAATAATGTACCATAATTCAATATTATTATTTCTAAATACAATATAATAATTTATATTTTTTTGATAATCTTTAAAATATATTCTATCACACATTAAAGTACCATGAATCATCATATTATTATCTGTTAATTTTGCAATTTTCTCTTTTAATAATTTTAAAGAATCATATGATAATTCATACCAATTATTATAACAATCATTAAATAATTCCTTAACATTATTATCTAACTCATCGCAATATTTATATATATATATGTTACTATAATTTGGATAGTTAATAAATTTATTGTAATCCATATTAATTATATTATAATATAATAATTCATTTTTTAATAAAAAGTGATAATTTTTTTACAAAAATAATTACGCCCCCAACAGGGATCGAACCTGTGACCTAACGATTAACAGTCGTTCGCTCTAACCATCTGAGCTATAAGGGCGGTGAATTGCTTCACAATATTATATATTGTTAAACCCTTATATAGTTTTTAAATTATTATTTAAAAATAAAATATTTTTAATATATTAACACTAATGAATAAATTAATATTCTTATTATTTTTAATAAATATTTTACAGTCTTTTTCATATAACTTATCATTATTTCCATTTATTAATAAAATTTTAAATTTAAACAAGGAAAAAATAAGAGTAAAACAATATAATAGTTATATTGCAAGTAGAATTATGTTAGATAAAAAAGTAGATAAAATTGTAGGGAAAAAAAATTTTACAAAATAATATAAAAAAATAGTATAATGTATTTATAGGAATATTAATGAATTATGTTTATTAAAATAAGTAATAAAAATTTATCTATAACTTTATGTAAATTATTTTTTAAAACTCCAATTAATCGGTCTCTAAATAATAGCGACTATAATTGGATTTATAATATCGGTACATATAATTATATTGAATGCGGATGCAAAAATATACATGACTGCAAAAGTAATAAAAAAGTTAAAACTAAATTTTCCGATTTAAAGGTTAACTTAAGTTTATTAAAACAAATATCTGAATTAAAAAATAATTACATCAGACAATAAAATTTTTTTTATATAAAATTATATCCTATATAGTTTTATTATGTATAATATAATTGGTATACCTAAAGAACTTAAAAATAATGAATCACGTGTTATTTTTACACCAAAAGATGTAGAAAAAATTGTTAAAATGGGTTTTAGTGTTATTATTCAAAAAGACGCAGGGTTACTATCTAATTTTTCAAATGAAAGTTATGTTATGTCAGGTGCTTCGATTTATAACAATATAGAAGATATTTATAATAATGCTAATATAATTTTTAAAGTAAAAGAACCTCAAGAATACGAGTATCAATTAATTAAAGAACATCACAGTGTATGTTGTTTTTATCATTTAGGGGGCAATGAAAATTTAAAAAATAATATGATTAAATCTAAAGCATGTTGTATTGGATTTGAATCAGTTAAATATAATAATGAATACCCTATTTTAAAACAAATGTCAGTATTAGCAGGAAAAAATGCTCTTAATATTTCTTATAATTATATGCAAAAAAATATTTTTAATAAAAAATTAGTTATTATTGGATTAGGTAATGCAGGACAATCGGCTTTATACGAAGCTATATCTTTTAATTTTAATAACATACATTTAATGGATATTAATTGGAATAAATTAAATAATCTTAAATTAATTAATGAAAACTTAAATATTTATGAATACAATATAGAAAATCTAAAAAAAATTATGAAAAATGCAGATGTAGTTATAGGATCAATATATACAAATTTAAAACAAACAGATAAAATAATTACAGACGAACTATTAGATTTGATGCATAATAATTCGATATTCGTAGATATATCAATTGACCAGGGAGGTATGACATCACAATCTATAACAAAAACAATAGATAACCCTTATAATATTTATAATAATAAATCAATTTATTGTGTACCAAACTTACCAGCATTAAGTGGTAAAGAAGCTTCAGAATTACTATCTGAAATTGTGTTTAGATGTTTTAGTAATATATTAAGTATTGTAATTGAAAAAAAAGATTTTATGAAAAATGTTATTATAAATGATGAAAAAATTAATAATAGTATTTTAATAGATAATGGTATAATTAAAATATGAAAAATAAATATGTTCTAAAAGGAAAATTTAGTGAAGATACATTTACACTTAAAATTAAAAAAGATAAACCTGCAAACTGTTTTGAAAAAATATATAACTATTTTAAGAAAAAATAAATACTCTCAGTGGGGCTCGAACCCACGACCACAAGGTTAAAAGCCTTGCGCTCTGCCGACTGAGCTATGAGAGCTTATATATATATATAATATATTCTTTATATACTTTTAATATTTAGCATAATTACTATCATTGTATGGTGTAATTATAGAATCATTATTAACTATTTTTTGTGGTTTTTTATTAAAATCGCAAAAAAATTTTCTATAATATAATAAATTTTTAGATACTAAGTTAAATGTCATATTAATTATTATAAATAATACAAATAATGATACTATTTTATAATAAAAATTTATTTTTTTAGACATAAGCACATTTAAACAATATAATATTACAAACAACAATATTAAGAATATTGATATAAAATGGATGTAAATGTCTGAATTATTTACCATTTTATCTAAATCTATAATAAGTTGAGATAAAATGTCTGATTTAGAAGTAATAATAATTTTAGATTTAGATGGAACAATTATAGGAAATTGTTGTTTTCAAGCAGATTTATATAATCTACAATTAATACAAAAAAATAATAAAATTAAATTAACTAATAATATAAACCTAATAAAGGCTTATAATAATACATCTAAATTAATTAGACCATATTTCATTAATTTTTATTTAAAAATTAAACAATTATATCCCAATGCCCAAATCTATATATATACTGCTTCTGAAAAAAAATGGGCATATAAAGAAATAGAATACATTGAAAAAAACCTTAAAATTAAATTTAATAGACCTATTTTTACACGCGACGATTGTATTTTAAGTAGTAATAATGAATATAAAAAACAAATTAAAAAAATATTACCAAAAATAAGTAAAAATTTAAAAAATAAAGATAATATATCTGATAAATTATTAATTATAGATAATAATAATACATTTATTGATTATCAAAATAATTTTATATTATGTAAAACATATGATTATATCTATTTTATAGATTTATGGCAAAATATTAATGTAGATTATAATAAAAATAAAGAGTTGTCAAAATATGTTAACAAACTAATATTATCAAAAAAAATATGTAAATATATGGATAATGATTTTATTAATAATAGTAAAAAAGAAGTAATATATAAATGGAAATATAAAAAATATAAAAAAATTAATAAACAAAATAAAAATGAATTAAATGATGTGTTTTTTGAAAAATTAACAAATGAAATTGTAAACAATAAATTTAAAAAATTTAATCTAGATACTATAACATATTTAAAAAAAATACTAAAATAAAATTATATTTATAATATATTCTATATTTAATAAATGAATAAAAAAATTATTTTTATATTTTTATTTATTTCATTTGCCGAAGGTTTTATGTTTGATAATAAATTAAATATATTTAAAAATAAAATTAAAGTTAATAATAAAAAAATATATAAAAAATTTATATTAAACAATAACAAAATACCAAAATTAGTAAAATATTTTATACACAATAAATTTTCTTTAAAGGAAGCAGAACGTAAACATGCTAGAATAGCAATGCTTGCAGTTATCGGAAGAATTTTTGCTGAAGTTATACATCCCGTAATTGCTTTAAATTTATATTCCCAAAATTTACTTGTTAACAAAAAATTAGCACCATCTTTTTTAAATGGAGGTATGAGTAATATTAATTGTATTTTTTATTTATTATTATCATTTTATATCTTTATTATGGAATTAAATCATTTAATTATTATGACAGATATAACACAAAAAAAAATAACAGAAAACGATAATAAAAACATTTTAAATAATTTAGAAATTAATTATGGTAGATTATCAATGCTATTATCTCCATTATTTGCTTATTACGAATTAGTAACAAAATCACCAATCATATATTCATTAGATTCTTTATTTTTTATTACTATATTAATATTTACAACTATTATTTCGTTTTTAACATAAAAAATAAATTTATAATAATAAATTATTTTCATTTATAGAAACCTCTTCGATAACCAAATTATTATGTTTCTTTATATAAGATATAGTTTGCAATAATGTATCTGCCAAATCATCTTTTTTTTTATGTTTAGTAAAATAATCATATAAAATTTTATTATCTTTAATATAATATTTCGTTATTTCAATACCGTCGTTTTTATTATTTCTATATTTATCCCTTTTTTGCTCTTTTTTTGTTCTTTGACTATCAAATTTAATTAAAGGCTCTGGTTTAAATGTATGATATTGTAATTTTAAACTTGCATTTATTAATAATACATTCATATTAAGTTTGTCCCAGTGTTTTAATAACATAAAATAACTAAATATTAATAATTGTATACTTTTCATTATTCCATTTAAATTGGAAGGTTGATTTTCAATTAAAACATAATCTATTTTTTCATATTTTAACTCCTCAATTGAACCAACTATATTATCTAATTCATAAAAAAGATTTTCTGATATTGTATTAAGTCCATTAATATCTTTTTTTTTTTCAGCTAAAGTAATAACTCTCCAATCTATAACTTTAATTAAACTATCTGTTTGTTTTAGTATACATAAAGCTAAATTTTTAACTCCAATATCAAAGCTAATATACAACATACTATATTATGTAAAAATTGTTTTTAAATAATATCCAATAATTATACCTAACCAATTCATTATTATATCTTCAAATCTTGCATACCACCATTCTGTAACTTGACCCCTTCCATAGTTAAGTAAATAACATTTAAATATTGGAATATAGGAAAGTATTATTTCTATAATTTCCCAAACCACGCCTATTAAAAATATTAAATGCCATTGATTTGGATATATGAAAGTCATAATACCATATAATAATAAATGAGATAATCCCCATCCATCAACATATTCATTTAAAAATTTATAGTTTGTAAAATTATAACTTTTAGTTAATATATCATATTTATCACTAATTATATTTTTACATTTAAAATAACTAAGTATTAATACTATTAAACCAATGATACAAAAAATTTTCAATATATCAATATGAATTTTTTTTATCATTTAATTTAATATAATAAAAAAAATTAATTACACTCATTATTAAATTTAGCAATTATTTCATCAGATTTTCTTGTACAATTAAATTTTGTTCCTTCATCCGAATTTTTATCAACTAAAGCAAATCCAGGGTATCCTCCTATTCCATGTGATGACATTCTTTGCTGACATAATGGGTCTGTATCCATAACATGTTCGAAATTACCTAAAGGTTTTAAAGCATTTCGTACTCTTGCAAAATCACTATCTTCACTTATAGGGTCCTCTTTCTTTTTTTTACCCATAAAGCTTCTGCAATGAGGACACCAGTCGGCTGTATATATAACTAACTTTTTAGTACATGTGCTTCCGCCTGAATTAAATTTTTCACGTATTGATGTAAATGCTTCCATCATTCCATCTACCTTATCAAATGGTTGAGGGTCTTGTACCTGCTTGGATTCATAATTTGATAATTGTTTGACAAATAAATAAATTAATCCGAATAAAATAACACCTAATAATACTATTAATAAATATTTAGTAGTTTTATTATATAATTTTCTATTTTTCATACTAATTTATATAAATAAAAAAAATTTACGATTTTGTTTTTTTATGCTCATTCCAAAGTTCTGCAGTTTTTTTGAAAATTTCAGTATTATTTAAATCTGGAAATTGTTCTTTTAACTCTTTTGTTTTTTCTTTTACAAAAATGTTATATTCAGTTGGTGTTTTTTTATTAACAACCTTTTTTTCTTTAACAGATTTATAAGAATTAGTTAGCATATCTTTTAGTTCGTTTAATTTATATTTTTTATCATAATCAATATCTTGTAGAAATTTATCAATTACAACTTTTGTAAAATTGCCTTTTGTTATTTTAACACTAACTTCTTCGGTAGAACTCATTATTTATAAAATATAACGTAATGTTTATATAAATTTTATAAAAAAAAATAGATAAAACTATTAGATTAGACAAAGACAAAGTCATTATGTCTTACAACTCATTTTTTAGTTTAAAGTCAGATACTTCAAACATTGTTGCAAGTTTTGCTTCAACCGACGATGAAACATATATTTTACTAATTGCAAATGACGTTGAAACAATTACCCAAGAAGGTTCTGAAGAAACTGTAAGACATAGCAATGCTATATTAATTGGTGCTAATACTTTAGACGAAACAACTGACGAACATGAGTTATCTATAATAGTTAGAAATTATGATAACAGTATAACAACTGATAATAGAATAGCACAATTCAACAATCAAAATATAATATTAAATAGAGAAACATTATTGGAGAATGATATATTACCAAATAATGCAAATATTAATATAGGTAGCGAAACAAATAAATGGGGCTCTATATTTGCAGAAAATATTATTGTAGATGGTTCAAATATTACTAACATTAATTTAAATGATAAAAGTACAGACGATTTAAAAGAAACTGTTACAAATCGTTATTATAAAAAACAATATTTTAATAACGATTTAAAAAGTAAATTAATAAATACTCACGATATTCGCGATGAAGATAAAATAACTCTTGATAATATCGAGAATGGTAATAACAATAGATATATTGCAAATGGGTATTATCAAGGAACACTAACAGTTGATAATATTATAATTAATAACTATAATCCCGATAATGATGGTTTTAATGTAATGTACAATATTAACGTAACAAATACTGATCAAGTTTATGAAGGAGAAACAAATCTATATTACACTAATGAAAGAGTAAGTAATCAAATTAACTTATCAAATTTAGAATTATATAGTAATATTCTTGAACTAATCCCATCATATAATACAGATGACATACAAAATATTATTGATACATCAAGTAATCAAGATAAAATATTAACTGATAGAGTAGAAGAGGTAAATGATAATTTAATTATAAAAATAAATCAATCAAATGTAATATTAAATAGAAAAATAGAAAATATTGAATATACATTAAATACTAAATTAGATGAATATGATAATAGTATTATTGAAAACTTTGAAAGTGTTAATACTAACATATATTCCAATTTAAGTAATTTAGAATCACAATTTGATATATATTCAGGTATTATTAATGATAATATAAGTAATATTAATAATAATTTAGAATCGTTTGATAGTAATATTTCAAATTTTTTTGAATTAAGAAATGCAAATTTAGAGATTTTTAATACAACTTTTACAAGTAATGACCTAAATATTTCAAATTACATTAAAATGAACAACGAAACCTTATTAGTGATAAATGATACTATTACAAGCAATGACCTAAACATATCAAATTATATTAAAATAAACAATGACAATATATTAGATATTAATGATACTATTACCAGTAATGACCTAAATATTTCAAATTATATTAAAATAAACAATGATACTTTATTTGATATTAATGATACTATTACCAGTAATGACCTAAACATTTCAAATTACATTAAAATAAACAACCAAACTATAGTAAACATAAATGAAACCATTACTAGTAATGACCTAAATATTTCAAATTACATTAAAGAAAACAACTTAACTATCTTAGACATAAATGAAACAATTTTAAGCAATGACCTAAACATATCCAATTACATTAAAATAAACAATCAATACTTAATAAACATAAATGATACTATTACCAGTAATGACCTAAATATTTCAAATTATATTAATGAAAATAACTTAACTATCTTAGACGTAAATAATACTATTACCAGTAATGACCTAAATATTTCAAATTATATTAAAGAAAATAGTTATGATTTAAATACTATTATTACGTCAAATGACCTAAACATTTCAAATTATATTAAAATAAACAATGAATACTTAATAGATATTAATGATACTATTACCAGTAATGACCTAAACATTTCAAATTATATTGACCAAAACAATG